GCCGGCCAGCTCCGGTCTCGTTCGACACCCGAAGGGAGGGATTCGACGTGACATCTGCACTGTTCACCCCGGTAGCCGGGGTGCCGGCGGGCGCGCCCAGGGGTGGCCTGCTGGCCGCGGTGCCGCCGAGCAGCGATGGCGACGAGCGGTGGGCCAACGGCTTTGTGTGGCGGCCTGAGACGTGCTTCGCCGCGCACGGCACGCAGGTCTGCGGCTCGACCGTCGGCGCGTCGCACGGCGGTGTGGACGGCGGCTTGGTCTACCACCGGCCGGTCGGCTTCCACGTGGAGACGGTGTGCTCCACGCGCTACAACTCGCCCGGAGACGATGAGGCTCGCGCCCGCCGGCAACTGGTGGCGGCAACGTCCTACCTGCTCGCCCGCGAACTGTGGACCGGCGAACTGACGCAGACCGACACCTACGACACGCCGACCGGGGACACGGGCATCACCAACGTGTATCTGGCCAACGCCGATGCCAATGTGGTCACCGGCGCGTTCGATCCGATCGAGGCCATTGGCCTGCTGGAAGAGACTGCCCGTGCGGCGGCCCTCGGGCAGGACGTGCACCTGCACGTGCCCATGGTGGTCATGCCGTTCCTGGCGCAGCACCTCACCCAGCAGGGGCCTGTGCTGCGCACGCAGACCGGCGGCCTGGTCATCTCCGATGCCGGCTACCTGGGCACCGGCCCGGCCGGGCAGGCGGCTTCGGCCACCTCCGTGTGGATGTACGCCACCGCACCGGTGCAGACCCGCGTGTCGAGCATTGCCACCATGACGATTCACAACCAGCTGGAGAACAGCCGGTTGATGGTGGCCGAGCGCGCGGGGGCTGCGACCTTCGACCCGTGCGTGCACTTCGCAATCGCAGTTACCCTTCCGGGCAGCACTCCCTGATGTCCGCCGGCGAAATGAGTAGGTGAAATGACTTACGACGGAGCAGGTTCCCTATTCGCATTGGGGATGCGAATCTGCAAGCTGGCGGCCGACGGTTCTGTGCCGGTCGGTGCTGCCAACTGCTACAAGACGAACGTCATGGTCAAGGTCGATGTCGGCCTGTCCATGAACACGCCCAACGCGGTCAGCCAGAACAGCGGCGCAGGCAATATCTGCCTGTTCTACCAGCCGCCGTCGACCGTGCAGGGCGGCACGCTGAAGAACCTGACGGTGTGCGAACCGGACCCGAACATTCTTCAGTTCCTGATGGGCGGGACGGTGATCACGGCCAGCGGTGCCGACATCGGCTACCAGGCCCCGGCGGTCGGTGCCGCCCCTACGCCCAACGGGGTGAGCATCGAGTTCTGGACGCGCGCCATCCTCAACGGCGCAGTGGCCCCGACATTGCCCTATTACCATTGGGTGCTGCCGCGGGCGCAGGTGGTGCTCTCCTCGGAATTCACCGCGGAGGAGACCAACCCGCTGATGCCGGTGTTCGACGCCACGCTGTCCGAGAACACCCTGTGGGGTACCGGACCGAACATGGCATGGTCTGGCGACAGCTCGAAGGTGTGGCAGTTCAAGCGTGAGGCGACTCTGCCGGACCTGACGCCGGGCCTGGTCGTCACCGCCTGATCCGCCTCTAGACTGGCCGAAACGTCCCCTCGGTCAGGACCGAACCAGGGAGTAGCCCATGAGCACGCCAGCACCGACCAGCGCGGTCCTGTGCGGACCGTGGGCTACCCCTGGGGACGTCCCGAGCAAGGTCAAGACCGATACTGGCCTGACTGACGACGCGCAGTGGATCAAGCCGCTTCAGCTGGCGTCTGAGATCCTGTGGATGCTGACTGGCCGCCGCTGGTTGGGCGAGGGCTGCGAGGAGACCGTCACCGTGCGGTCCGTGGCCCAGGGACAGGGGACGTGGCCGTACTCGCGGACATGGGGCGAATGTCCGTGCTGGGGGTTCGGCAGCTGGTCCGGCAACTGGCTGTACCCGCCAATCGGATACGTCGGCAACCACATCCGCCGGCCGATCGCCATTCAGCTGCCGCGCTCGGAGGCGCAGGCCGTCACGTCCGTCACGATCGGCGGGGACGCGTTCACCGACTTCGAGCTCACGACCAACGGCTGGCTGCGTCGCACCGACGGCCACGGCTGGCCGGTGTGCGGCGACGAAACGGTGATCACCTACCAGTTCGGCACCCCGCCACCCATGGGCGGTGTGCAGGCGTGCGTCACCCTGGGTACTGAGATAGCTCGGGACATGTACGGGCTGGACGACTGCCAGCTGCCGCAGCGGGTCACGTCGATCAGCCGCGAGGGTGTCACCATGACGGTGATCGACCCCATGCAGTTCCTGGACAAGGGCCGTACGGGCTTGATCAGCGTCGACCTATGGATCACCGCTATCAATCCGAAGCCGCGCGCTCAGCGTGCAATGATCTGGTCGCCGGACATTCCGACGGCACAACGGTAGGGGACGACCGTGCACATTGACCCGAAGGCACCTGCGGACAGCCCGCAGCATCCGCGCAACTGGCGGCGGCCGCAGTTCCTCGCGCCCGCCGCGTACACCATGGACACAACGCCACCGGCCGCGGTACTCAAGCCACCGGCCGCGCCCGCCACTCCGCCCGTCAAGGCCAAGAAGACGGCACCGAAGGGCAAGAAGCCGGCCGCCGCCGACCTGGCCGCGGCACTGGCCGAGCTGGGTGACGCGTGACCGCGCCGTCGGGGCAGCGCCTCAACGCGGCGGAGCTCGCGCAGTCCGTGATGGATTACCTGGTGCAGTCGTACACGCTGGCGGCCGGCGTCGAGCCGCTGCCGGCCCGCCAGGTGATCGCCGGTGGGGAGACTCGCCTGGTGGCGTGGGACTGCGCGCAGGTGGTGCTGACCCTGACCGGCATCGACATCGACGTACCGCAGAATCAGCCGATCACGCCCGGCCGGTTGAAGGCCACCTCGGTTCGGCACGTGGCCTTCAACATTCAGATCGTGCGCTGCTATCCCACGCAGGACTCGAACGGCAAAATGCCATCGGCTGCCAAGATCACCGCGGCCGGCACGACCATGCTCAAGGACGCCGGCCAGCTGTCGCAGGCCCTGTTCGAGTGGGTCACGCGGGCGGTGTCGCCGGACAGCCCGATGGGCATCGTGTCGGCAGGGGTGGGCGCGATCCTGCCGGTCGGACCGCAAGGCGGGTTCGCCGGCGTCGAAGGCGCGGTTGTCGTCACAGCCGACCTGGTGTGAAATGAAGATCACGCATATCCGCATCGACGCCGAGGCCGTGCAGAAGTGGGCGCACGACAGGAATGGGCCGGTCATGCGCGATATCGATCGCCGGGCCACCCGAGTGCAGACGGTCATGCGGGCTTATGTGCGCGTGCGCTCGGGCTTGCTGCTGTCAACGATTCGCAAGCGGCGGTCGTATGTGCGCGGTTCGGTGATGGTTGTTGCCGGATCTAAGAAGATCGATTACACGTGGTTCGAGAACTACGGCACTCGACCGCACATCATCCGGCCGAAGAACAAACAGCATCTGCGCTTCGTCGCTTCAGACGGGCGGATTGTGTTCACGAAGCTTGTGCACCACCCCGGCACGACGGGCTCGTTCTTCATCACGCGGGCCATGATCTATGCTGCCGGATAACAATTGGAAGGGGACGAAAATGAAAAGGTTCACGGATCAGCCGGAAACCGCAAAGCGCGTAGACTTCGAGCTGTCCTTCTGGAAGGGCGGCAAGGAGTATCCGCTGCACTTCCACGCGTACCCGTCGGTCGACGCCATCATGGTGGCCGAGGTGAACAAGTCGGCGGCGTCCGGCGACCAGGGGGCTATCGCGGCCTTGCTGATGATCAAGAATGCCATCCGCACCATGCTCGACGACAACGACGGCACCCCCCTGGACTGGAAGCCCGAGCCGCTCCCGTCCGAGGTCCGCGTGCCCGACAGCGAAGTGACCGGCTGGCCGACCGAGGAGCCCGAGCCGCAGTCGGCCGACGAAGAGAGCGAGCCCGAGCCGCAGTTCCTCGCGCCCGACGGCACCGTGCACCCGATGCGCGACGCGGCCAAGCTCGCCGAGTTCGACGCCGGCAGCAGTCGCCGCCGATGGGTGGACCGGGTAGACGGCGACAACGACTACACCGTACCGGCGAAGACGCTGATGAAGGTGTGGCGCTGGCTGATCGGGGAGGCAGCCAACCGCCCTACGGTGAGGTGATCCTGCTCTCTGGGTTCACCGACGACCCCACGTACGGCGCGTACCTGCGCGGCGCGCTCCTCATGAATCGTATCGACTTGCACCGCCCGATCGGCGAGTGGCTTGATGTGGTCTACGCGCTGTGGGTGACAGGCCCGCACGAGGTGCTCAAGAAGGCACGCCAGGTGATCGATCAGCACGCGGTCGTCGTCGCGCCGGACCGGGACACATGGGGCACGCAGCCCGAGCACCTGGCGCAGATGGGCGGCTTGAGTCAGGTGCTGAAGGAGTAGGCGGAAGGGAGTCGGACCGTGGCCACGATCGTCGGTGAACTCGGCGTCGAGATCACGGCCGACTCCACCGGCCTGGCCGAGGAGATCCGAGTCAAGGTCGAGGCCGCCGTGCGGGAGGCGTCGACCAAGCAGATCGCCTTGTCCGTCGACGTTTCGGCGCTGGCCCGGCAAATCAACGAGGGCATCGAGCTGGCCAAGAATACGGTCGGCAAGATTGGGCTTGACGTCGAGCTCAACAATGCGTCAGTTACCGCCTTGCGCGCCAAGGTCAAGCTGCTGACGGAAGAGCTCGGCAAAACCGACCCGATCGAACCGAGAGTTGATTCGAAGACAGCCAAGGCCGATTTCGAGAAGTTCTCAAAGGACTTGTCGAATTCACTCAGCGACCTACAAGGCAAGATCAACGGCGGTCTTGCGGCCGCGTTCCGGGGCATTACGCAGGTCGCGAAGTGGGATACCGTCATCGTCGGCGCGGCCAACGCTGCGCAGTCGGTGATCGCCCTGTCCGGTGCCGCCGGTCTGCTACCGGGTGTGCTGTTCTCGGTGGCCGGGGCCTTGGCTGCGGTGAAGATCGGCACCGAAGGCGTTGGGCAGGCGATCAAGGACATTGGCACGGACAAGTTCGCCGCTGATCTGGCCAAGCTCAGCCCGAACGCACGCGGTTTCGTCACCGAGCTCGCAGCCCTACGGCCGGCCCTGACTGATCTGAAGCTCGACGTGCAAGACTCCCTCTTTCAGGGCTTCGGCGCGCGCCTGAAGGACATGGCCGGCAACCTGCTGCCCACCGTGCGCGCCGGCCTGTCCGGCTTCGCAGCGTCCCTAAACCAGACCGCACAGGGCGTGTTCGCGTTCTTCTCGGCCAGCACGGTGAAGTCGGATCTCGCGGCCACCTTCGGCACTGCGCAGGCGTCAGTGCTCAACCTGGGTGCAGCACTGCCGGCCGTGCTGAGCATCCTGCGTGACGTGGGCGTCGTGGGGTCCCAGGCATTCGCCAACCTCACCGGAGGGGTCGGAGCGGCCGCGCAGCGGGTGGCCGACTTCGTGGCTCAGGCGCGCTTCTCCGGTGCGCTGGCCAACTTCATCAACGACGGGGTGGCGGCCTTCCGGCAGCTATTCGCGATCATCGGCAACGTGCTGTCGATCGTCAACACGCTGGTTGGCGCTATCGGCGGCGGGGGCATCCTGGGCTTGCTGTTGCAGCTGACGACCGTGCTGAAGAACTTCCTGAACAGCGCGGCTGGCACCGCGGCGCTGCAAGCCCTCGGCACGGCCATGCAGCAGATCGCCGCCAGCGCCGGCCAGGTGCTGCTGAAGCTGCTCACTTCGCTTGGGCAGATCCTGGTTGACCACGCGCCGGATATCGAAAAGTTCGCGGCCGCGCTTGGTGACAATCTGGTGTCGGCGATCGACGCGCTAACGCCGGTCATCTCGGGACTGCTCGATGCGATCGGCGCGCATCCGGAGTTGTTCGCAAATATCGCCCTCGGGGCGATTGCCCTGGCTAGCGCGCTGGAGATCATCGTACCGATCGCCACGGCGGTTGCGGCCTTGATCGCCGCTGGCACTGTGGGCCTGGTCGCTGCGATCGTCGCCGCGGTCATCGCCGCCGTGGTGTTGATCATCCTGAATTTCGACAAGATCAAGGGCGCGATCGAAGCCGCCCTAGGCGCTATCGGCTCATTCTTCGCGTTTCTCGGCACGACAATTGCTAACGCGTTCGGCTCGGCCGTGTCGTTCGTCGTGGGGATCTGGAATGGGGTAGTCGCATTCTTCGTCGGAATTGGCACCGCTATCGGGTCGGCAGTGTCCAGCGCCGTCACCGCAGTGGGTCAGTTCTTCGCCGACGGGTTCAACGCGGTGGTGTCGTTTATCGGCGGTGTCGTAACCAGTATCGTAGGCTTTTTCGTAGCCCTGCCTGGCCAGATCCTGGCGTTTATCGTGGGACTTCCTGCACAAATCGGTGCGGCTATTTCGCAGATCGCGTTCGTGTTCGGATTCGTGCTCGGCGCTACCCTGCGTGAGTTCATCGACTTTCCCGGTCAGGTCATCAGCGCGGTGGTCACGCTTATCAACGACATAGGAGTGTGGGCGGCAAGCGTCGGTACGGCTATGCTCACGTTCTTCGTTCAGGGCGTGGTCAATGTCGTTAACTTCTTGAACGCTTTCCCGGGGCAGGTAATTGCCGCCGTGACAGCGCTCGTGACGGATATAGTGGTCTGGGCGGTAAACGTCTGGCTCACTGCCTCTATTCAGTTCGAAATCGGTGTGGCCAACGTGATCAACTTTGTTACCCAGC